AGAACACGACTTGCATATGTCCAAGCTCGTGAACATTGGCGCGCTTATGACCGATATGGCCAATATATTGGATTCATTGAACGACTGCGATGCACCCAACGCATTGCACGCGAAGGTGGCCATCTGCGAGAAGATTATTGACATAATGAATTCGGTGGAGGTATGAGCAAGCACAAGTACATACAAACGCCTGAATTGATGTGGCAATACTTTCAGACCTATGCACACGAGGTCAAAAGCAATCCGCGAATCAAGACCGTTTTTGTGGGTAAGGATGGCGAGCAAAAGCAAGAACCGCTGGAAAGACCATTGACTTTGGAAGGCTTTGAGAATTGGTGCGAAGAGCAAAATATTATTGGCGGGCTTGAACATTACTTCGCAAACACAGGCGGCAACTATTCAGATTATTTAAGCGTCTGTTCACGCATTCGCCGTTGTATACGCCAAGACCAAATCGAAGGTGGTATGGTTGGCCAGTACAATCCAAGCATCACGCAACGCCTGAACAACCTTGTGGACAAGCAAGAGCAGAAGGTCCACATCGAACAGCCGCTATTTAATGACGACCTATGACCCTTGAAGAACTAACGCATTTGCTGAACCTGATGGATGCGGATAACAAACGGACGCGAGAGGCTTACAAAATTGGCATCGACTTATCCGAATTTGGAGAGAGCGCGCAAGAAGTCATCGACCTGCTGTTGAAGCACGTCTTTGATGAGCATCAATACGAAACCCTTTCTTGGTGGATGTACGAAAGGGATTTTGGCAGGCGTGAGGACTTGCAGATGTGGGATAAGGATGGAAGGGAAGTATGCCGCACGATTGAAGAACTGCATCAATTTTTGTTTGCGTGAGTGACCGCATAGTTGAATCAGTTATTGACCAATTTAGGACAAGAGCCGAGGCGGGCAAGCGCAAGTACGGCACGACAATGGAGCGCAATGACCTGACATTCGCCCAGTGGATTCAGCATCTGCAAGAGGAGTTGATGGATGCGGTGGTCTATATTGAGAAGATTAAGCAGATTGGAATTTAAGTACACAACAGCGATAAAGCGCATTCGGCAGATGACCGCTCGCAAGAAGGTCATCCAAGGCGGCACAAGTGCAGGAAAAACAATCGCCATCCTTTCCATACTAATCGACATAGCCGCAAAAGCCAAGACCGAAATCAGCGTTGTATCTGAATCCGTGCCGCACCTTCGCAGGGGTGCAATCAAGGACTTTGCCAAGGTGATGCAGGTTACAGGACGCTGGTCCGCTGACCGCTGGAATAAAACCCTGCTGACGTACCACTTCGCCAACGGAAGCACCATCGAGTTTTTCAGCGCAGATAGCGAAGGCAGGCTCAGAGGTGCAAGGCGTCAGGTGCTGTACATCAATGAGGCGAACAACATCGACTTTGAATCGTACTATCAGCTGGCAATCAGAACGAGCGAAGCGATATACATCGACTACAACCCAACGCACGAGTTCTGGGCGCACACGGAGGTCCTGAGGGAAGCGGATAGCGAACTGCTGATATTGACCTATCTCGATAACGAAGCACTACCCGACACCATCCGCAAGGACATCGAGATGGCGGAGGTGAAGGCCGCGACATCTACGTACTGGGCGAACAGGTGGAGGGTGTACGGCTTGGGACAAGTCGGCAGTGTGCAGGGCGTGATATTCAGCGACTGGACGCAGGTGGATGAGATTAACTACACGACTTCCAAACTGGTTGCGATGGGATTGGACTGGGGGTACACGTTAGACCCGACCGCATTGGTGGCTGTGTACAGGTCAGGCGACACGCTGACCCTTCACGAACTGCTGTACACCAACAACCTGACGAACCAAGACATCGCGACAAAGCTTCGCGAGTTCGGCATCAATCGGGCGTGGGAGATTGTCGCGGATTCAGCAGAGCCGAAAAGCATTGAGGAGGTGCATCGCCTTGGCTTCAACATCAAGCCAGCGCAGAAGGGTCAGGACAGCATCCGAAATTCCATCGACATCCTACACAGGTTCAGCATTCAGGTGACCAAGACCAGCACCAATCTAATCAAGGAGTTGAGGAACTACACTTGGGATACTGACCGCACGGGTGCATCGTTGGGAGTGCCTATCGACAAGTATAACCACGCCATTGACGCGGTGCGCTACGTGGCCTTGAACAAGTTATCGCAGAGTGCAGGCGGGAAGTACGTAATTATGTAGATTTGCGTTATGATACACCCAACAGCAATTATCGAGGAGAATGTCACGCTTGGCAAAAATTGCCGCGTCTGGGCATTCGCGCACATCCGCACAGGTGCAACGATTGGCGACAACTGCATCATTGGCGAGGGCGCACACATCGACTACAGCGTCACCATTGGCGACAACTGCAAAATCCAAAACCACGCGCTGATATATCACGGCGTAACCATTGAGGATGATGTGTTTGTCGGCCCGAATGTAGTGACCACCAACGACCACCTGCCAAGCGTACACGGCGATTGGATGAAGAACGGCAGGTTCAGGAAAACAATACTTCGCAAGGGTTGCAACATTGGCGCAAATGCTACCATTGTATGCGGCATTGAAGTAGGCGAAGGCGCGACCATTGGAGCGGGTTCAGTCGTGACGCGGTCAATACCTGCCAAGGCGTTGGCATATGGAAATCCAGCCAAAATCAAGAACCAATGAAGATACTAATCGGTTGCCTATTCTTTCGCCAGTACACAGGTTCGGAATTGTACTGCCTTTACTTGGCCAAGGAGTTAAAACGCCGAGGCTTTGATGTAACGGTGGCAGGTATGTACATCCACCTGCCAATCACCAGCGAGGCGGCATTTTACGGCATCAAGGTTGTGGAACTATCGCAGTTGACAGGCGATGAGCAGTTTGACATCATCCATTGCCAGCATAAGCCAGTGACTGAACACCTGTGCCAACTATACCCAACAACGCCAAAGGTTACGACCATTCACAGCATTGTGTACGATTTGGAGCGACCTGTAAAGCACGACAGCATCAAGCACTACGTTGCGATTGCCAGTCACGAGCGCGAATTCATTATCAGTAACTACGGCATCCCTTCGGACAAGGTCAGCACCATATACAATCCTGTTGATTCATCTAAATTCAACAAGGAGAACACGACCGAGGATGATTTTGTGCTGTTGGCAGGTACGGTTGATTATATGCGAAAGCAGATGATTTACGATGCATCGCAGTGGGCTAAGGACAACGGCAAGCGGTTTGTGCTGATTGGCTACGACCACGGCGACTATTTGTCTGACCTGCGTAAGGCTCGCGACATCATCTACTATCAGCCAATCCCCAATATTGAGATGATGGTCAAGTCGTGCCACATCGCCTGCGGGTTGTTTATTGGCAGGACAACTATTGAAGCGTGGATGTGCGGCAAGTCGGTGTTGAGTTACAAGTTTAACGCATCGGGCGGCATCCTCAGCAGGGAAGTATTAGCACCACCAAGCGACATCGACCTGTACAGCAGTGACCGCGTTGCTGAATCATTGATAACCATATACAATGAAATTGCTTAACCGCCTAACCGTTGCCCAGTTTCAAGAGCTGACCGCCATTGACCCTGATATGGGCGCATTGCGGAAAAAGGTCAACACCGTCTGCATCGTGGATGGCTTCGACCAAAATGCTGTTGAAGGGTGGACGATTGAACAGCTAAACGCAAGGGCGGCAGTCATTGACGAGGAGTGCGGTGCGCTGTCGATGCTACCTGCCAAGCGGGTGGTTCGTATTGGCACCAAGCGATACAGGATGGAGTGGTTCATCGACCAGATGAGCGCAGGGCAGATGATGGAACTGCTAAACTATCAGCTGACCAGCGATAGGGAGGTGGTTGCTAATCTGCATCTGTTGCTCGCCAGTTTAACGCGTGAGATGACGTGGTACGGCAAGACATTGGCGTATGATGGCGGCAAGCACGCCGACAGGGCGGAGGCGATGAAGAAGGCGAAGATGGCTGACGTGTGGGGTTTTGCCTGTTTTTTTTTGCGTCATTCCGAACCTTTATTGAAGATTA